ATACAAAGGATTAGGACAATTGTTTATTAACATTAAGAGGTTTATAAAAGAATGACTTATAGGGAAATTATTAACTCAGTCTTAAGAAGACTCAGAGAGGATACGATAGATAGTGATTGGACAGGGAATCTAATTGGTTCCACTGGCCCTACTGATTATCAAGTAATGGTTGGTGACTTCGTAAATGAAGTTAAGAGAGAAGTAGAAGATGCCTGGGACTGGACTAGCTTACGTAGAACAGAGACTGCAACTACAGTATCAGGAACTAGAACCTATGATTTAGCCAGCACGACACAACGTACTAGAATTATATCTGTTCAAGAACAAGGCACGGGAGGTAATCTAAGTCCTGTATCTTATGATTGGATTAAACGAATGCGTTATCCTACTGAAGTATCTTCTATTCCTAGTCACTTCTCTATTGTAGGAACCAGCAGTGGACTACTAACAACTCAATTATATCCTAAGCCAGATGCAATTTATTCAGTTGACTTTCATTTAATTGACCCACAAGATGACTTAGCATCAGCAGCAACAGCTCTAACAGTTCCTGAGTATCCTATTATATTAGGTGTTTGGGCTAGAGCTATTGCTGAGAGAGGTGAAGATGGTGGTTCATTATCAGATATGGCACAGCTCCAATACTCACAAGCATTAGCTGATTCTATTGCACAAGATGCAGGCAGACATACATCAGAGGTTACTTGGAATGCCGTCTAAATCCATAATACCTCTTGTATTAGACTCTATTGGGACATACGGCCTAAATAGTCAGTCATCCCCCTCTGCTTTAGACCATCAGTGGTTGACAGCAGCAAATAATATTATGTTGGATGATAGGGGAAGGATTACTTATAGACAAGGAATAAAACAACTAACTACTACTATTGGTTCTTCAACAAGTAATAGTCATATTGTTAAGTCTATTGGTGAATATAAAACTGCTTCTGGAACATCAGTATTATTTTCTGGTGCCTACGATAAGATTTATAAAATTGATACAGGTACGACACCTAATTTATTAACAGCTCAATCATTCACAGGTACACCACAAACAATAACGGACGGTAATTGGGAGTTCGCTAACTTCAATGATAATTTTTATGGTGTACAAGCAGGCCATAAACCTATTCATTATGATGGTACCGACTGGATGGACTTAGAAGATACTTCTGGTTTTACTTATCCAACTGGTCTCAACACTTCTACTTTTAATCCTTCTTGTATTCTCGGTAGTTTTGGTAGGTTATGGGTTGGAGGAACTTCTGGAACTAACGATGTAGTTTATTATTCTGATACTTTAATTGGACATAAATTTACTACAGGTGCTTCTGGTTATTTAGATTTAAAGACTGTATGGACTGGTGATGAAGTTGTAGCTCTATCATCCTTTATGGGTAAGTTAGTTATATTCGGTAAAAAGAATATTGCTATCTATAATGAACCTTGGGACCCATCAGTTAGTGCGTTCCAACTAGAGGAAGTTATCGAAGGTGTTGGTTGTGTAGCTAGAGATTCAGTTCAAGCACTAGGCGATGATATTATATTCTTATCTAATTCAGGACTACGTTCTCTACAGAGAACTCAGATTCAGGATAAGATGCCACTTACTGATATATCTAAGAACATTAAAGATGAATTGGTTAACCATATTGTTAATGCAGATATGGACAAGGTTAAAGCCCAGTATTGCTTATGTGGTGGTTACTATGCTCTAGCTTTCCCTGATAAGAATGTTGTTTATGTATTTGATTTTAAAGGAATAAACCCAGACCAGACACCTAGAATAACTACCTGGAATTTTGAAGATAAGAAAATGCCTAAATCTTTTCTGTCCACTACAGAAGGTATTATGTATATAGGCGGTGGACACGCAACTTATAAAGGTAGAGTAGGTACATATACAGAGTATTTCGATGTAGAAAAGAATGATGTAACGAGTACCTACGGAACAGAAACTCCTTGTGATGCAGCAGGACATACGTGGGAGTCGACTGATTCTAAGTGCTGGGAAACAGTAAACGGAACATATCAAGGTGCTTTTAAGACAGTATGGTTAGACTTCGGAGACCCTAGTAGAGCTAAGTTACTTAAACGATTCTTGGCTGTTATCTCTGGTGGTAAGGATATGGCAGTTACTATGAACTGGTTTAGAGATTATGAGGTTAGAGGAGATTCTTCTAGCTTTACACTTTCTCCTACTACTTCTGGTACTTCATATATATGGGGTGCTAGTACATCTATTTATGGAACAACTACAGTAACTACTACTGCAGCTACCGCACTTGTAACTGATACATACTATGCGATTGAAACTGTAGGTACTTCAAACTTTGTTCTTGCAGGTGCTAGTGTTAATGTAGTGGGTACAGTATTTAAAGCTACAGGTACTACTACAGGTACTGGTACTGTTGTATCTCATACACACACAGCAGCACTACACGCTGCAAGTTCTAAATATGCTGGAACTTTCCAACCTAAAGAGTATAGATTATCTTTAGCTAAGTCAGCAAAGGTATTGAGAATGGAAATGGTAGGAACAATTAATGGATTTAAAGCTTCATTACAGAATATGATTATATGGGCTAAACAAGGGAAGATAAGATGAGTGATTACAACATACAAGTAAGTTGGTCAGGTAAAGACGCATTAGCGGATTCCGACCCAGATAAAGTAATATCAGGAGGTGATTTTAATACTGAGTTTACAGCAGTTAAGACAGCATTAAACTCTAAGTCAAACCTAAATGGTAATTCAGGAGAAGACTTCGATGCTACAACACAAGCAGCTAGTAATAATACCAATAAGGTAGCTACCACTGCATTTGTTACTACAGCCACATCAGCAGCTAAGATTGCAGATGTTGTTTATCCTGTAGGTTCTATCTTTATAACCACTACAGCTTATGCTGCTAGTTCTGACGTAGTCGCAGCGATAGGTGGTGGTAGTTGGTCTACCTTCGGAGCAGGTAAAGTTCCAGTAGGTTTTGATTCTAGCGATACTGACTTTGATACTATTGAAGAAACTGGTGGTGCTAAGACTCATACTCTAACATCAGCACAGGTTCCATCTCATAGACACCGTTCACTACACGGAGGACATTCAGGAAGCATCCCTACGGATTGGACTGGTGTTTCATCTTCAGAGACACCTACTAGTTTTGGTGGTGGAACAGATGATGATGATTGGGCTATAAGCTATACAACATTTACTGGTGGTGATAGCTCAGATGGAGACCAGACTATTGGTGCTACAACAGCACACACTCTAGTTCAACCATACATCACTGTATATATGTGGAAACGACTTACTTAGTGAGTAACTTTTTTGTCATAGGTCTCCCTAGAAGTAGAACAGCTTGGCTATCTAACTTCTTAACTTATGATGATAATTTCTGCTATCACGAAGGTATAGATGGTTGTTCTACAATAGAAGAATATAAAGATAAGTTAGGTGAAAACAAGGGTGATAGCTCTACTGGTTTAATGTTATTTGATATGAATAAAGAGTTTCCAGATTCACCTAAAGTTATCATAGAAGGTAGTGTAGATAAAGCCATAGAGTTCACTAAAGAAGTTTATGATGTCTATGAACCTGAATATTTTTATGAATTAAAAGATAAACTTGATTCCATTAAAGGGTTAAGAATTAAGTTTGAAGATATAAATAATTCCCTTGAACAAATATGGGAGCACTTAATAGGAACACCTTACGATAAAGATAGAGGTTCGCTATTAAAAGATATGAATATACAGACAAACAATTATTTTAATTATGACTTAGAGTCAATGGGGAGGTTAGTATGGCGTGGGGAGCAGTAGCAGCAGCAGCAATTAGTGGAATAATGCAGAATAGAGCTGCAAAGAAAGCAGCATCAACACAGACAACAGCTGCTGATGTGGCATACGACCGTTCATTACCAGGGAGGACCACTGGTTTATTTGGTACAGCTGGTTTTAGTGGTAAGGATGCAACCTTAGACTTATCTCCTGATTTACAGGGGGTTTATGATAGGCTTCGAGGCAGGGCAGATACAGTAGGGGAACAGATTTCTCAATACTCGGCTGACCCGTTTTTAACTCAGAAGAAATTATTTGAACAACAGCAAAAGTTGTTTATGCCTGCTAGAGAGAAGGAGAGACTATCAAGAGAAGCACGTTTACTTCAACAAGGTAAGAGGTTTTCAACAGGTGGTATTGACGAGATTGAATCAGCAGAGACATCCTATGGTATGCAAGACCTAGCTAGACAGATTGCTGCGTTTGACCAAGGACAAGGTATGCTGTCTAATCTCAGAGCTGCAGAGGGTCAAGATATGCAGAAAGCTCTACTCTTAGGTGAGCTACCTATGCAGTATGCAAACTTAAGTAAAGGCATATCTGGTGTTACTTCTCCTGCAGCTATGTTCGCAGGTGAGCAAGCTGGTAAGGCTGCTACTGGTTTAGGCGGTACACAGGCTGCTTTCTGGAGCCAACTAGGACAGCAAAAAGATGTTTATAATGCACAAGGTGTTAAAACAGGTACTCAACAGAGTCCATTAGCAAGTCTGTTTGGTCAAGCTAGTGATTATATAAGTAACTACTGGGGTGATAATAAAGCAGCACAATCTTCTAGTGGTACACCTATAACCTATGGTGATACTTCTCCTGCGTATCATAGTACATCTTTATATAGACCTAATAGGAGCGTATAATATGGCACAACAATTCCCACAACAGGGTTTATTCGGTGATATATATAACACACAACTACAAGACCAGTTCGTAAGACAGCAAGGTGCACAGGGTTATGGTACTGGCTGGGAAGCTATGACTAAAGCTGCAGCTGAAACAGGTGGTATGTTAGGTTCTAAGCTAGGACTGGCCTTAGGTGGTCAAACACCTGCTATGATGAGGCAGGCAAAGATTGCTGAGATTCAGAAAGAGTTTGCTGACTCTTCTTTTGATGATGCCTCTACCTACAGTAAATTAGCTAAGAGGTTTATGGATGAAGGCTTTGGAGATTTAGCCTTAAAGTCTATAGAGTTCGGTACTAATATACAGAAACTACAGAAGCCTCTAGCTAGAAAGATACTTAAAGCTGCAGATGGTACACAGCGTTTTGTAGATGATGGGTCAAGGGTATTCCCTAAGTCAGGTATAAAGTCTGACACAGATGATGACCAGAAGATTTATAAGAATATCAGTAGTTTATACGCACAGACTTTCTGTAAGGGTGGTATCATTGGTAGTGAATGTCAAGTCCCTATTAATAATGAACGACTACAGAAGAAATATACTAAGGAAATTATAGATGCATCTGGAAATTCTAGAGTTGTAGTTGAGCTACCTTCACCTGAAGAGTTCGCATCTGAGTTTGGTTCTAATACTGAACGAATCTTTAGAGAGAGAACAGGACAAGAAGAACAGGAAGATACTGCTGAGGCTGTAAATGTATCGTCTGCTACCAGTGATGAAGATATAGCTACAGCTTATAGTTTAACTTCTGATGAGACTTCTAACTGGTCCGAGACAATTAGAATACTGAAAGCTAATGGTGTTTCCGATAAGGCTATCTTAGCTAAGATTGAAGATTTAAGGAAAGCAGGTGAACAATCTAACTTACCTCAAGAAGGTACTATAAATGTTATGGCTCCAGTAGCTGATACTCAACTAGCACCTGCACCTGGTCCTGGGCTTGGGATGGGCAATACAATGCCTAATCAGGGACAGTTAACTATCCAAGACTATGACACTGGTCTATATTAAATATGCCTCAACTAGCTAAAGGGTTTGAAGATTTAATGCCTAAGACTACTACAGATGATGTAGTAATCGGTAGTCCTAATTCTAATAATAGTCTTCCCCCTTCAAATAAAGTAGAGGTTGCTCCCGAGTTTGCTGACCTACTATCAAATACAGAACAAACAGGTTATTCAGGATTAGGGGAAATAACCCTAACAGATAAATTAGCTTTCGCTTCACAGATAGGTTTCTCTGACACATATCGTGGCATAAAACAGTTATTCGGTGTAGATGAAGATGAGATGGCTGAGGAACAGAAAAAACTACATTCTTATTTTGCGGACCCTGAGAATGGGGGTGCGATAAAGGCTGCTTATATTGCTGGTTTATTTGGAGACCCTGTAGGGTGGGTTATACCTGGTATGAAAGCTAAGAATGCCTATTCTGCTGCTAAGGCAGGACTAGTTATGGGTGGAGTTACTGGAGCTACTGGCTATGTAGACGAAGAAGCAGGTATGACTAGAGCTGAACAGACTTTATTAGGTGTAGCTGGTGGTGGTATCCTATCTCCTGCTCTATTTAAGTTTCAGAATACCCTATTACCTGCAATGAAGAACTCATATAGTGATACTTTAGGTAAAGTTTCTTCTTCAGAAACTATGGGTAAAATTAAAGACGTAGTCCAGAAAGGTAAAGACACCACAACTGGTCAAACATTAGGTAGATGGTTCGTGGATAACTACGGTTTACCTGATAGTTATGTAAAAGCTAAGAAGAATCAAAGGATTGACCACGAGAAGTATGCTGCTAAATTCACAGATGTAATTAAGAAACACTCTGAGTTATCTCCTGAAGAGGATGCTCTACTATATCGTATCTTAACTGGTGAAGAATCTAAAGTTCCTGCTAATCTATCCGAAATAACTAAAGAGAGTCGTAAGTTAGTAGATGATATGGGTCAAGAATTAGTAGACCTAGGTATGTTAGATAAGGCTGTCTATAAAGAGAACAAAGGTAAGTACCTATATCGTTCTTATGAGAAGACAGTAATGCCAGCAGTAAAGAAACTGCTTAGAGATGAGAGAAAGATTAAAGTATTTGGTACTGAGTTTATGCGGAGGGGTAAGACTGAGAAGGTTTCTTCTGCTGAGTTAGATACTTACTTAGATGCTGGCTACAAACAAGTTGGTGCGATAAATAAGAAAACAAACACTGTGTCTGTAAACAGAGATTGGACAAAATCTGAACGTAAAGAGATGGGTGAAGTTATTAGTTCTGCCTATGGTCTAGCTAAGACTGGTAAACTTATGACTAATGATGTAGCCTCATTCAAGTTCTACGATACTATATCAAAAGATAAAGATATAGTGTGGTCCCCAGCTAATAAATATGAAAAAGCATTAGGCCCACCTGAAGGATATGTTCGTATATCCACAGATAAGATTGGTGGTGCACCTAAGTATGGTAACCTAGGTGGTAAATATGTACCTGAGAATGTCTATAAGGACCTAAATTTCGCTGATAAATTTAAAGCCTGGAAAGGTACTGGCTTAGGAAAATTACACCACAGTATGCAGACCTGGTGGAAGAGGACTAAGACCTCACTTAACCCAGTAGTTCATATGAATAACGTGATGTCTAACTTTGTACTATATGACTTAGTTGATGCTAGTTATAAATTCTTAGGTCCTGCAGCCAGAGAGTTAATGTCTAAGAGTGGTGATTTCAAACTGGCTAATTCATTAGGTGTATTCAATGCTGACTTAATGAAGCAAGAATTAACTACTCTAGAGAGAGATGTATTCAAGACTTACTTAGGTAAGAACAGTGGCGAAGGTGCTGGTGGTATCTTAACACAAGCTTGGGGAAAGACTAAATCATTAGGTAAGTATCTAAAGAAGACACACCTAGATGACCTATATGGTGCTGAAGATAATATCTTTAGACTAGGATTGTTTAAAGATAGGCTATCTAAAGGTGATACAGAGAAGGAAGCTGCACAGTTTGCACGTAAGTATATGTTAGACTATGAGCTACACGCTCCTGGAATTAAGATGATGCGTGAAACAGGCTGGCCTTTCATTAGTTATATCTATAGGGCTGCTCCTATCGTAGCAGAGACAGCAATTCATAGACCTTGGAAGTTAGCTAAGTGGGGATTAGTCCTCAATGCTGCTAATCAGTTAGGTGTTGATGTAGCTGAGGGAGATATTGAGAAGGAACGTAAGCTCCAAAAAGAGACAAACCAAGGCTTTGAAGTCTTAGGTATGCCAGGTGCTAACACTATGATTAAAGTCCCTAGAACGGACAAATCTCAGTACCTAGACGTATCTAGATGGGTACCTGCTGGTGATGTATTAGACACTAGCTCTCAAGGATTTGAACTACCAGGTGTTCCTGCTCCGCTTCAACCTTCAGGTGGTGCAGTAGGTGGTATCTACAAAACTATCACAGGTTTCTCTACATTCAAAGGTAAGATGGAACCAGGTGTAGGTTCTGGTGTACTCAAGGATGAGATAGAAGGTAGAGCAGGATTGTTCTTCTCTGAGTTCTTCCCTGGGGTTCACCAGTATAGAAAAGTTAAGGCTGCTTTCTCATCTGAAGGCTCACCACATCCTAGTAAAGATGATTATACTAAAGGTGAAGCACTACTTAATGCTATAGGTATTAAAGTTAAAGAGTTCGACACTAGAAAGATGACAGCTAGAGTAGGCTACAAGTATAAGAAGAGAATACAGTCTCTTAAGAGTAAGGCTAGACAGCTAACTTCTGATTACTTCGGTGGTAGGGTTGACAAAGAATCATATAAGAAAGACATAAAAAGATTAACCAACGAATTAAATACTATTGCTAAAGAAGCTAACGAAGCTATTAAATAAAGGAGTTACAAATGAAAGGTAAAACAAAAGCAATATCCTCTGAGGGTATGCTGACAGGTAAAAAGAAATATCCTTCTGTCATTCAAGATATGTTAGATAAAGCAGAAACTGCAGAAGAAAAACAGACTATCTTAAATATGTATGAGAAGATGTACAAGTATGGTGAGCTAGATACTGACCTTGAAGTAGCCTTTTAGGATTTATTATGGGATGGTTCACTGATGTTTTAGACAACTTAGACAGACCTAGTAATGCTCTTCAGGGCTTAGTTACTGGTGGCTTAGATGACGCTGCTAAAGGTTGGAACCTAGAGAAGAACTATGACTTTGAAGACCTATGGGATGAAGACTTAAGAAATAAAACTTGGAGTGAGCGAGAAGGATTTGGTGAGACTGCTTCTTATTTAGGTAGCACAGCTCTAAACGTATTGTTTGACCCTACAAGCCTTATAGGTGCAGGTCTATTTACTAAGCCTTATCAAGCTGTTAAAGGTCTCGCTGGCGGAGCTAAAGCAGTTAAAGAAGCTAAAGGTATGTACACAACTAGTGGTCCTAACTATATAAAAGATTTTTATGGTCCTTCAGACTTATCTAAAGCTAATGCAGAGGCTGGTATGGCTCAATTAGGTTTACCTAGAGAGATGTTTAAGAGTAATCCAAACCTAACATTAAAAGATTATGATGCTTTTAACGCTCAGTTACTAGCACAAGAGAAATTCAAGAGGCTTAAAGAGTGGGGTATGCTGTCGGGTAAAAACGCACTCAAGATGTTATTTCCTAAAAACAGAGCTATATATAGAGATACAGGAATAAACAAACCTATGATGGATAGTCCTCACCAACTACAGAAAGCCATAGAAGGTAAAGGATATGCTCAAGAAGTAGAACTTATTCATAGGACATTTGGTAGTAGACACATCGGTAACCAAGCAGGTAGAGTAGGAAAGACTAAAGAATTAGATGAGCTTATGAAAAAGGGTTTCCATAGTAACTATGAAGTTATGATACCAGGTATCTTTAAAACCCTAGCTAGTAAACACACTCTACAACCTAAGAATATAAAAGGCAAGCCTACTGATTATGACTTTGCAGATTTAGAAAAACATTTAGGTGTGTGGAAGAGTGGTAAAGGAGAGAAGTTTGGATACAACCCTAACCACCACTTAATAATTAAGAAGCCTATGAGTCCTTTTTCAGGCGACCACTGGAATGATTGGACTTCGTCTCCTCAATTAAATATGTTAGCTAAGTTATTCCCTGTAAATAAATCAGTTCCTACTTCTCCAGCTAAAATGCTTAAGTACATTAATAATTCTGGAATGAAAGGATTACCTAAAATGAAGTTGTCTCCTGAAGGAGATGGTATTCTAATGGAATGGTCTAAGTCTGGTAGGTCTATCACTGAGGGAGGTGTTAATGTCTGGACTAAGTTAAAGCCTAACCTTGATATGGTTGGTGCTATCACAGACGAACATAACTTATTTGAGAAGGCTATATCTAAAGTAGATAAATGGGCAGATGCACTAAAGGTACCTAAAAAATGGAGAGCAGAATCAGCTCTTCTACCTAATAGGGTAGTAGCTACTACTCCTTTTATGATGGCTAACCTGAGAAGACTAAAACCTAGACAAACAGGTGCTACTTCTAAGCTAGGAGGTTTAGATATTAATACTCAACACATCGAAGATTTTAAGATAGCTTTGGATAAGGTTAAGAATATTCAACCAAATGCTAAATATTTAGCTGAAGAGCGTAAAGTCCTAGCAGCCAGATTATCAGGTGCGGGTATGTTAGGTGCCAATACCTTTAGACCTGAGGCTCAATAC